TTATGCTCCTTGAGAACCGAAGATTCCTCTAGGGTCAGAGAAACCAAATACGTATCTCTCTCTAGCTTTGTATCTAACATTACCAGTATCGAAGTCGCCTTCCATAGTAGTTTTGATAGGTGATCTATTGAAATGTTTTAGACCATTTGGTACATCTGTTTTGATAAAGAACGCATCTGTATCAGTTAGGTAATGGTTCACAGTATAACCTTCTGGAATCATTCCCATGTTTTTGATTGCGTTGATATCATTATCAGCAGTTCCAACTCTACCTTGAGTGTTCATCAGTCTATCAGCTGTAAATTGTAAGTTAGAAGGAATTACTAATTTCATTCCTCTAGCTGCAACTTTTAAGCCTCTTTCGTCTGTGAACGCTGCGATGTCTATTAAAGACTGCTCAAGAGAAGTTTCATTTAAATCAGCATTAGTTGCTAATCTATTTGCAAAATTTCCTGCAAGCGTTGGGTGTGCTACGTTGATTAAAGATACACCGTCACCACCAGCAAATGCTGCAGTGAACGCATTGTTCAGTACTGCTGCACCTTTGATGTTTTTAGTTGACGCCATAGATCTCGCTAGTGCTTTTGTATATCTAGACGCTAGTCTGTCATACAAGTTATCCTCAATCGCTTCTTCAGTGATTGCGAACGCTAGTGCGATCGTTTCGTTAGTGTATCTAGCAGTGAACGTTTCTTGTGCATCGTCAAACTGAATGCCTTGGCCTTCAGGTTTAACTGCTGCATTTCCGAAACCAGATAACATCACTTCTTCTTCAAACGCTCTGTCTGAAGATTCTGTGTCGAAAATCTCTTTTGTTTCATCTGCATATTGTCTGTACTCAAGTCCAAATAGTGCATTTAGACCTGGCTCTAGTTCTTTAACTAGTTGTGCTCTTGATATTGCCATGTTTTTATTCTCCTATTTGGGTTATGCTTGATATTGGTTAGCTTGTGGGTTGTATGCAACAACAACATCTGCACCAGCGACTAAAAAGTCTTTCTGATTTTCAACGTTTGCTGATCTTACAATTTTCCACATGTAGTTAGCTACACCAGTAGTTGCTACGCCGTTTAAGTTTAATGTAGAATCAGATTGACCACTTACACCTGCTCCAACTGAATTTAAGTTGAATCCTGTGTTAGTCAATGTATTGAAACTAGCATTAGTTAAAGCTGCGTCTGCTCTTACTGTATATTCTTGTGCGGGATTAGTATTTACAAAGGCAGTAATATTATTATTACCTGTGTTGTAATCCGTTGAAGAAGTTTGAGCTGCTATCAAACCATTAGTCCAAGAAGGTTTTCCACTTGCGTCAACAAAAGTTGCGCCATTGAAAATTCCTAGAACTTTGTTTGTGTTTGCTCTAGCGTGTGACCATGCTACACCACCTTGGATGGTGTCAGTCATAGCTAGTGCTGATGCATCTTGAATAACAAGAGCTCCAACTCCACCTGCTGCTGTTTGCATTGCTACGGGTGAGCCTTTAAAAATAGCGACAGTAGCTCCAGGAGCTGCTCCGCCTTGAACTAAGAATTCAGATTGACCACCTGTAGCTGGAGTATTTCCAACTGTCATAGTCTGTCTGCATCCATAGCCCACTATACTTGCGTTTGCCATATTTGTTTTTCCTTTTTATGTACCTGCCTCGAAAGGCCTCCAGTACGGTTTATATTTTATAAATTTTGTTGGACTTAGAATTACTTCTTTGTACCACCAAAAGTTACACGAGATTGCCTATCACTATTGATTGGCATACTTGGGTGTTGTTCCTTTAGTAAATCGTTATCTATTGCCTGATCTCGTTCTTTATTTTGTTTTGCAAAATATTCTTCACGAGATTGCGCGATTTCTTCAGATATCCTAGCCAACAATAGGCCACCCACTCCAATAACTCCTGCGTATTTTCCTGTGTCCATAACTGGATAATCACTGTCGGGATATTCGTCAGCTCTCACTAACTCCCATCCTTCTCTTAGTTTACCGGCAACATTTTTAGTGTCATCGAAACCAAGAACTTCAGCTCGTATCCATCTGTGTCTGAACCCATGTGGCGCAGTCGGTGCATCAAGTGAGTTGGGTGGAGTCCACGTAGTTTTTTTAGCTTCTTTAGCTCTAGTAGAACTCGCACGTGAGGTTTTAATTTTTTCGTTTTCCATAGACTTAATTTCCTTCCGTGATGTTTAATTGTTTCGCATAGTCTTCTAGCGGCACGCCTAATCTTTTAGCTATTGCTACCTGTGATGGCGAGAGTTTCACAGTCTTTTTGCGTCCTGTTGTTGTGCCCGAACGAGTGGCAGAAGCTACAGCTTGAGCAGGTCTTGCTCTTCTTGTAGTATTTTCCTCTATCTTATCAAACTTATGAGGGAATTCAAGTCTTATTCTTGAATCAACTTCTTCATAATATTCGTTAGATTTAGGATCAAATCCTTCTTCTTCTACAAGCTTTTTGTGTATATCAAAAGCTGTATAAGTCATTGCAGAATCATTACCAAACCAACTATTCTTAGAAGCCCAATCTTCGGCTCTAGGATCTGATTGTTGTTGTGGTTGTTGCTGCTGTCTTTGTGGGTTAATGTTTACTTCTCTTTGTCTAGGAGCAACATCTTCTTCAGCAACTTTCAAAGCATTTAATCTAGCATTTTCTACAGATAACGTAGCTAACTGTTCTTGTGCCGATATTTGTGCTTCTACATCTTGAGATTCAATAGCATTTTTAAGAGCCAATTTAGCTGCTGCTAAACTAGTTGTAACTCTACTTTCAAACTCAGATACATAAGATTTATCTAATTTAGATAATCTTTTTTCTGCTTGATTTTTTTGTTGTGTAACTGATTGAGCATAAGTAACAGCTTCTTCTCTCTGTCTTTCTGCTTCTCTCATTTTACGAGTTAGTTTAGCAATACGAGATTGTACTCCTTTACTATATTCTTCTAACTCATCTTTTGCTTCAGGTTTAACTTTAACTTCTCTTTCGTTTTCAAAAGTTTTATCTTCTGGTACCTGTTCTACTTCTATTTTTTCTTCTACAATTTCCTCTTGTTTTACCGGTTCTCCTTTTTCATCTAAATTAATATCAGCGCCGACTGTTTCGCCTACGTCAATTAATTCTTCCGATGCTCTTATATCTTCTGGCATAGTATCTCCTATGTGGTTAAATTAAATGAAGAAGAGATTCAGGATCTTTAACAGTTCCTAAAACTTCATCATCGTTAAGTATTCTCACTTCTCCACCTTCAATCGGTAATCTTGATCCCGCATAACGAGCAAAGATAACCCAATCTCCTTTTTTACACCAAGGATTTTTAAATTTATCTTTATCCTGGTATGCTAAATCTCCCATCTTTAAAACATAACCACATGTTGTGGCAATTCTTGCTTTGTCTAATGTTTCTTGGGAAAATAATATTCCACCCGCTGATTTTGTTTTTGGGGTGAAAGGTAAAACTAATATTCTATAACCCGATGGTTCTGGTAATTCATCAACAGTATCTTCTCCAATATTTTCTGGACTTAATGGTTCTGTTTCAGGGGGTAAAGTTTTTTTTTCTTCTTTGTATTTTTCTTCAAGCGCCAGTTTAATTTTTGGTGCTTCCTTGGCCGATGTCGATAACGTTTCCTTTATCATCTTTTTGCTCCTTTGGGTTTAGCAGGTTAGAGATATCCTGTAATGTTAATTGTATTCCGTGTGCTTGTCCTACTAGATATCTGTATTTTTCCATTGTGTCAACCCCCCCAGCTAAAAGAGCGTCTCCTATATCTTGTAATCTTTGTTGTAGTGCTTTTTGTGTTTTATTTATTATTGTTATTTCGTCCATTTTCTCTCCTTACAGTTTAAATTGTTGTAGTACTATTAGTTTTTCTTCAGCATTTGCAATCTTTTCTATTAATTTATCTACTTCATCAATATGTTGTGGGTGTTCCCCAATACCGACTGAATTTTCTAAATAAATTTTAAGTGTAGCATCTGCTTCTGATATTTGTGCATTGTACCTATCTTCTAGTGCTGTTAGTATTGCTTCTCTCATTTTTTAGCCACCTTATCTTTGTTAGGACCTTTTTTAATTATATAGTCTTGAGTTCCATTAGCACCTGAATTAACTTCTTTTTTTAAATGTCTAAACAAACTCATTTCTTTGATTTTCTTATAGTTGTTTTTTAAAAATGTTTCAAGTACTTTAGTATCTCTCATTTAACAATCCCATTTACGAAGAGACTTATTTATTCTAGAGTTTGGATCTCTTGCTGTTTTTGCTGAAGTAAGTTTCTTTTTCATGCCACCCATACGAGCGCAGAAGGATTTTCGTCTCGAACTTGTTTTAGATTTTGTAGGTGCTTTAAGTGTGCCACCTTTATAGCTTGCTCTACCTTTAGCATTTAATCCACCGGATTTGGATTTACCTTCTTTTCTAGTCCAAGCGGCAGAAGCCATTACGCCTTCTTTGTAGGTTTTTTAGCGGTCTTAGCTGATCTTACAAAGTTAGCTTTTGTAGGAGCACCTTTTGCTCCAGGTTTTCTCATTTTCTCTTTACTACCCGCAGCGATTCTTTTACGCTTTGCGTGAATGTTCGCATATAATCCAGTTTTA